CAAAGCCAAAGACCATCGCTCACTCATTCGATGTAAGCGAAGTCGCTGTCTTCCTTGCTGACAAGGATGACGGACTAGGTGACATGCGCTCAGTCCTCAAAGAGGAAATGGGTAAGCACCACGCTGAAATGGTTAACAAGATGCTACTAACAGACTCTGACACTGTAGCAGGTAACAACTTTGAATCACTAGACAGAATCACCGGAAACGACGGTGGCTCATCCGGTGGTACAACATCAATGGAAACTGGTTCAGCAGCAGCAGACCACTGTGGAGCAACTGACCTTGACATCTACAGCATTGACCGAAGTGCAAACTCTTGGTCTAACGCTGTTGTAAACTGTGGTACTGACCAAGACTCTGCAAACCGCAGAACTATGTCACTAGACCAACTAGATGATGTATTCCAGCGAATGTGGGAACTTGGTGGTAACCCTAAGGTTATCCTAACTGGATATGACACTCTAATGAGACTTCAGCAATTGCTACAGGCTCAGCAAAGGTTCATGGAAGAGAAGAGAGTTACACCTACCTACAACGGTGTTAAGGGTGTACCGGGTATCGAAGCAGGTTTCATCGTAGCAACCTACAACGGTGTCCCAATCATTCCTTCCAAAGACGTAGAAAAGGACGGTCTAAGTAGGATGTACTTCCTAGACACTGACTATCTATACTTCTCTACTGCTATACCAACTCAATACTTTGAGTCGGGAATCGAAACTGGTGACCCATTCGCAATCAACAGACTAGGTCAAGAAGGACTTTACCGCACAATGGGAGAGGTATGGACTACCTTCTTCCGAGCACAAGGGAGTATTCGTGACCTAAAGTGAGGTCTTTTGGAGATAAGAAAATTAGGAGATGAAGAATATGGCAGCAGAATTGACAATTGACAGCACAAGCACAGCAACTGCAACTCTAGTAGGAGCATGGGAACTAAGAGCAGGGTCACACGACACCACAGAATACTTGTCTCGTGGTGGAACTTACCCCGGTAACATTAACGCATTCAATGCTCTACAAACAGATGCAGCGAATGGATATGACCCAGCACCAAAGATGGCTTTGATTACAGTAACTGGTGGCGCTGATGGTGAAACTATCATCCTAGATGGCGGTATTGACAGCATTCTAATGGTTCTAACAACTGACAGTGGAGCATCCGCAGTAGCCTGTGGAGCATCAGTCAGCAGCAAAACTATTACTCTACAATACCTTAGCGGCTCAGCAAACACTACTAACGTAATGGTACTATACAACTGAGGTGCTTAATGTGCCTACAGTAACATACATTGGTCGCTCTCACGTAAGAAGAGCAACTGATGCTAACATGGCTGATTGGGAGCAAAACAGGCCTGTTGAAGTAACTTCAGCATGGCTTGACCGCTTCCACCCTCGCCTCGATAGTGAGAACTTCAGAGTTGAAGGTTGGACTAAAGAGGATGCTGAAGAGAGGACTGTCGACAAAGGTGGAGACGGTATTCCTGACGAGGGCTGGAGTCGCAAAGACATCAGCAAATGGCTAGCAGCATATGACATTAAACCAAGAGGTTACGCTACTAAGACTCAATTACTTGAGTTAGTTGCTACTGTAATGAGCCCTGATGGGGTAGCAGAAACAGAAGAACTTGTAGCAGAATCTCAAGAAGAAGAGACTCAAGAAGGAGATGAAGAATAATGGCAAATACAACGACAACATTTGACGCAAGACCGACATATTTCGGTGATAGAATGATACTAACAGGCAGTTATACTGCTGGTGACGGTGCAGGTTCAGTAACTATTTCTGTATCTGACTTATTAGCAAGTATAGATGCAGTGATAGTTAATCCTAACTCTCTGCAAAATCAAGGAGTAGAAGAAGGTGCTGCGGCTGATGAATCAGATGTAGTAACCATGAAAACTATTGATTTGGCTACCTTCAGTGGTACTACTATTACAATTACTCCGGGTCAAGCCGGAGGAACAGTGGTCGCTGGTACGTTCTTAGTCTTTGGTCGCCGCTCTTGAGGTGACCTAAATGGCTAAGTCAGTATCAATTCTAGGGCCTTTTCCGCCCGGTGACTTTGCTGATGCTACACAAAGAGCAGCAATAGAAACCGCTATCAGCGATGCTATTGCTTCAAACACGTGCGTCACGGCTGACCCACATGTAGTGCTAGGAAACATCTATATCATCGTCACAACCAGTTGAGAGTGGTGATTATGAATGGGTTTAGACATTTCCACCATTGACTTTGAGGACATTAGTCGTTTTCAGAAGCAGAACCTACGTGCAGACGTAAGCATAGACCAGTCTGCTTTTGTTGACCCTGAGAACCCTTTGAAGGGTATCACCAAAGAGCAGCGTAATCGCAATAGCGAGGCTGCTGACGTGCTCAACATAGGCTCCGGTACACGCTGTAAGCATTGTGGAATGCTTCACTTCTTATGGCGTGAAACATGTGGTGCTTGTAGTAAACCAATGGAATACAATCTAGCGACTAGAAGTGAGGAGGCAAGAGAATAATGCCTAGAGTATACAGTCCCGGTGAAGGCGAAACACGCCCTCTTGACCCTACGGCGATTGTGTACACTACACCTCAAAAGGTAGCAGATTACTTGGGGATAGGTCCTCAGGAGCCTGTTGCTGCTTCAGCAGATTCTGTTTCAGATGGAGTATTCATTACTGGAGAAGATTACCGTAGATGTGGTACTGAAGTAGATGATACAATTTTGATTTACAGCGACGCTAATCCTCTTGGCGTAGAGAAAACAATAACAGCCATCGGTAACGGTGGTAGTAATGGCGTTAAATTAACATTCACAGGCTCTTTTACACATGCTGACTTTGAGGCCGCTGATAACACATATGTGCAGAACCTATCTTCTTTTACTAACGCAAAGGTTGGTAGACAGCGTGGTATGACAAAGGCCATTGTGCAAAATCGTATTCGTGAAGTACAGGATAAGATTGACAACATCACTCACAACGCTTGGCGACCTTATCTAGTGTCGGCTGAGTATATCAATTTCGACACTTACAAGCCTTATCGCCGCCGATATTACACAGATTATGTCGGTACTGCGCCTCTCTTATTCCGTAATGTTCAGCAGATTCTAAGACTGGAACTATGGCAGGGTGACGATTATCGTGAGATAGGCGCTGCTGAAGCACGCATTACCATACCCGATGACCCAAGAAGCATAAGCGGGTCGATTGTATTTAGTCCCGGTAATGGTAGTGCTGCTGTGCTAACTGCTGGGACTGCTACTAATCAATGGCGTGCTGATTTCGACCTTGCCACTACCGCACAAAACCTTGCTGACTTGATTAACAAAGAGGATAGAGTAAGTAAAGCCGCAGTCGAGTTTAGCCCAGCCTATACTTTAGAAGGTAGCACTAGTAACGTGAACGTAGACGATGAGTTCTTTGCTACCGCTAATTCAGACTATGGGACTGGTATAGTCAAGGTCACTAGTAGAAGACCAGTGAAGGCTGGGGAAACGTGTAGTATCGTCTCTACAGACAGCACAGTGTCTATTTCGCAGACTCAAGTTAATACAGCGACTTTTAGTAGCCTTCTTTCTACTACAATAACTGTAGATTCTACTGCTGGCTTTGCTCCTGCTGGGGTCTGTAAAGATGCTAGTGGTGATGTTTTCAGGTACACTGGAACTACTAGTACAACATTTACTGGTTGCGTCATTGTAGTGGGGAGCGCTCTTAGTGATATTAGTGGTGAAATTACCCAGCATACTCTACAAGTTGATTTACAAGGCGGTAGTGCTAGTGGAGATAACGCTCGTCTACGTGACTGGTGGATGGATTATGAAACAGGTATCATTTACTTCAACAACTCCTATCCGTTCTTTGAGTGGAATGCAATCAAGGTATCTTACATCTACGGTGAGCGTTATCTTGAGAAAGCAATAGAAGAAGTTGCTACGAAGATGGTGGTTATCGACCTATTGATGTCGGATGACCGTACAGTATTGCTCCCTGAGGGCACTAGTAACATAGATTTGACAGCCAAAGTGCAGTTACTACAGGCTGAAATTGATAAGATTCTACCTCGTTATCAGGAGATTGTCTTGTTTGAGTGATAACTATGGCTAAGAATAAAGAGTTCACTGAGTTAATGGAGGCTCAACTCACTCCTGAAATGATGAAGCCTGAGTATCAAGAAGAACTATTTCAGTTAATCACTAAAACACCGGAGGGTTTTCGTGCGGTAATCGAGCAACAAGAATTAGGTCTTGAGGGAATCAACCGGAACGAAGCAGGTGATTATGAGCAGCGAGGCAAGCCTCCAAACCAAAGCGTACTTAAAGCAGCATTGGATAGGGTAGACAAGAGGATGCTTAGAGAATCCCCTGCTTTGAAAACCTACAAACTGGAGTTCAAAGGTGGCGCTCTAGTTCCTGACATAAAAGCATACGAAAGGGAGGTGGAGTGATGGTAGCAACATGGACTGAATCTATAGATGTAATCTTAGAAGTTCTTGGTGACTGGAATCGTGCTAACACATCGAACATAAAGCCGATTATTGCTGACATCGCTACTGTCGGCCCTGAGCGTGGTAAGCGCATAGACATGAAGAAGTCCGACTATGTCCTATGTTATGAGACGGCGCACAATGAAGAAGCGCCTGAAATCCTCTATGATTTCGTGACAACACGTGTAAACATCACTGTAGACATGAGAACTACAAAGTCTCGTAAGCACATGCAAGCGATGGAAAACGAGATACGTCGCCTCATTCACACAAAGCGCAAGGGAGATGGCACGTCCTTTGACCGCCTTGTTTTCAAAACCCGTACAGACTTATCGGACCGTACAAAACATCTATTTCGCAAGACCTTCCAAATCGAAGTTGTTATCTTTGCGGAGTTAGTGCCATGAGGTGAGCCGGATGCCGTCAACAGTGTATAAGGGAGATTTAACCGAGATTTCATTCGGTCACGAAACATCGTTACAACTAGCACATCACTATGATGCTAGCAATTCTTTTACATTTACACATCAAAGCACTGACGCTGCTGCTGGAACTAGCACTATACGTTTAGCGGGTGGTGCTAGCAACACTCCTGTTGAGAGTGGAGTGCTTCAACTACCACGTGGTATGCTGGTTGGTGTAAAGTTAAGCATCATAGGAGGAAGTAATTTTGCATCAGACGATGCTGCATCAACTGGCAAGGTCTTCACTGTAGTAGATACTCACCCTACCGCTACTGAAACTGACTTTGTAGTCACTCCCGCTCTTGCTACATCAGCCAGTCCTACTACAAGTGGTACAAACGATGCTCTTCATTTCCATGCTTTTACTCTACCATCTGTTGATGTGAGTATGGGTTACGACGACACCGCTGCCTCATCTAGTGAGTCGGTGCTTACTGACCAATTCCTCGGCCTTGCTGCTACTGTTACACTCCCTGAGACAAAGGTGGACTTGAAGCGTTATCATGTAGTTGGGCTTGGGCGTGATGTAGCAGTGCAAGTACCCGGTCGGTTTGTCAATGAAGGGGGCTCGTTTGAGGTCAACATGCACAACCCACGTTGGTTGTATTACTGTCTCGGCATGGAGGCAGTAGATGTAGGTACAGAATATGACAGTCTTTGTGATACGGATAACGACTTCAAGTTAAACGGTGCTACAAAGGTTGGAGCATCTACTATCACATATGATGGTACAAATGCTCCTCCTAACTTTGGCACAAGTGGTAGCGACCCAGTTGTAGCAGGTGATTATGTTATCATTAAGAATACAATCAATGGTGGTAGCGCTGATAGCACAGCAGTTGCTGATGTAATTACATACGATGCACCTGATAGTGGTAATGTTTTTGGCGCTGTTAGTAACCCGGAGACTACATATTTTGACCAAACTCAGACGAGTGAAATACGCCGTATCGTAGCAATTACAACAACTAAAATCTTCCTAGATGACGGATTATTATTTCCACATTCTGACAACACTGACATCAAGTTTGCTCGCTTTTCATCTGACAACACTAAGGGTAGTCCTAATCGCCAGTCCACTGGAACTATTCAAAACCCAGTAACACGCCTTCTATATTCTCGTAGTAGCGTACCATCCTTTGCTATGGAAGTCAGCATTCGCCGCCGTGATAGTGACGGCTCTGTAGACGATGTAACTGACGGTGGTGCTACAGACACAAAACAACTCACACGTGTATTCCGTGGATGTAAGGTAAAGGACTTCAGTTTGACTGCTGATACTGATGCTGCATTAAGACTGACAGTGAACTTTGATTCTGCTTTATGTTACACTGACACAGGTCGCCTTGAAACAAGCAAAGGTGACCGTTACAACCCTCACCGCATGTTTGAAGACACTGCAAATACAGATGCTAAGCGTAAAGAGTCCGGTATTGAAAAGGGTACACAGAAACCATACATGTTCTACAACGGTACAATTGATGTCGCTGGAGTGAGAATTGGTCAGGTAGTATCATTTACACTCAACGGTTCAACTGGAGTGCAGCAATTTTACACAATCAATGGTGCTCCTACCACTGATGCTGAGACTGACCAAGTGCCATTTGCAGGTGCTCGTAATGCTTCTATTGCTGTCGAAGGTAAGACTGAGTACAATATGGATATGGAAATTATTGTTGACGACCCAGTATTCTATCACAAGATGAGAAGAAGTGTAGACCACGATGCTACTTCTGCTAATATGATTAGGTTATCATTCACTAAAGCAGGTACTGGTGGTACACGTGAGCGTATTGATATTCTACTTGATGACTATGTTATCATAGAAGCACCACTTCCTATTCCTGAAGATAAGGGACCTATTCGTGCTCCTTTGAAGATTATGCCTAAAGCCATCCGTGTGATTTCAAGAGACACGCTATTCCATTGTTGAGGTGACTAAGTATGCCAACTCCATCAGAATGTACACACAAATACCGCCGATTATCCAATGAGGATTTTGCTATTTGGTATGGTAACACTCTAGGAGTAAAGCCTGAAGTCAGTGTGCTAGCAGCACAGCACCGCTTACGCAAGAGCATTCAGATTGCGATTGATGCTCTAGTACCTGCTCCTGTGGAAGAAGTTATTGAAGAAGTAGTTGAGGTTGAATCTGTTGAAGATATACCTAACACAGAAGCCTTCCCATCAGACCTATCCTATGATGCCATGACACTCAATGAACTCCGAGAGGAGTGTAAAAACCGAGGCTTAGCAGTCTCCGGTACAAAAGCCCAGTTGAGTCTACGCTTGAAGCGTGACGATGAGGGTATATCCGAGTCCACGACTGAGACTGAAGCCCCCGCTGAAGCGGCTGCTGAAGTTGAGTCGGACACCCCCGCTGAAGAAGCGGCTGTGACCAATGGTGAGACAAATGCCGACATTACCGAAGAAGGAGATATTACTGAGACAGCAGAATGAGCAGAGACACGAAATACCCGTAGACGATGACACAGTCATGGTTGTTTACGCTAGGGATATTTCATTCTTTGATGTTCAGAAATCTGCTCAAGAATTACTCGTAATTGGTAAAAATGGCGAAATGTCTCTCGACCTAGAATCATATTGGAAGTACGCTTTTACTAACTGGATAGTGCGTACTGAACCTGAACTTTCTACTTCTGAATTATTAGATTTGAAGGGTCACATTGGTCAGCGTATAGCCGCTGTTCTACCTAGCCCTGAGACAGTAGGTAAGATGTTGCAGGGGGATTTTACGAAAGGCGGCGCTTAGAGATTGAGAGTTTTCTCACTCGTAAGTTAGTCGCCACGCCTGAAGACATAGAAATGCAATTGGAGTTATGGGCTTACATAGTAGCAACACATTACAATATATCACTAAAAGAGGTACACGAAATGACACCAGCAACATTCCAACAGTCCTTATCATGGGCGCTTGCTGGTAGGAATCAACAGGAAAAGCAAATGAAGCGGCAGCGACAAGAGGCAAAAAGCGGGGGTCGAGAGACTGTTTCGCTTGACTATGACTGGCTTGAACTGGAGGACTTTTGATGGTAGCACTAGCAGGTTTAACCACCGCTTTAAGCGGTTTGACAACGTCTGCTGGTTCACTTAGTGGCATCTTTAGTAGTTTAGGTGGACTACTATCCAGCGTGGGTGCTTCTATTAAAGCAGCATTTGGTGCAGCAATAGATTTCCTAAAAGATAAGTTTCAAGCAATAAAGGACTGGTGGAATGACAACGTACAGCCTATTTTTGATGAGTTTTGGGCCTATGTAGAGCCTGTAATAATGATGATATGGGATGCTTTTAGCACTGTAGGTGGAGGCGCTATTGACCTTGTAGTAGGGGCATTTAACATACTAGTAGAGGGTGCTAAATTAGCATGGGAAGGACTAGTAGCCTATATGACATTCATATGGGACGGACTCTTAGTACCTATCATTGAGATATTCTCCGGTTTGTTTAGCGGCGCTATTGACCTTATAACAGGAGATTGGAAGGGCTTCATAGAGTCTGCTATGGACCTGTGGAATGATGGTATAGTGCCTCTTGTTGATTTATTTTTATTACCATTCTTATTCGGACTAGACCTTGTTCGCTCAGGATGGGAAATACTCACAGATTCTTTGATTTTGAGTGGAGTGACCTATTACCGGATTGGAGTTGGAGTGATATTATTCCGTTTGGATTAGCAGATTTCTTCTCATTAGAAAACTTAGAAATGGTGTGGGATGGAATAGGAAATCTATTTGAAATTGCAGTTCAGCCAATTAAAGACGGTGTGAACTTCATGGTAGACATAATAAACGATTTAATCAACTATGAGTTCGATTACTTCTTTGGTGATTTTAGTCTTAGTGATGCAGGAGTAGGAAATGTTCCTCGGCTTGCTGAGGGTGGAGTTGTTAGTGGGCCTAAGGGCGGCTATCCTGCTGTATTACACGGTACTGAAGCAGTGGTTCCTCTATCAGGCAACCGCTCAATACCTGTTGAAATGAAAGGTGGAAGCGGGGGTAGTAATACTTTCAATATCACTATCAACCCAAGTGGTATTACAGACCGTACAGACAAGCGTGAACTCGCTCGCTCTATGGGTAACATGATTCAACAAGAAATATCACGTGCTCTAGGTGGTACTACGATGAGAGGGAGGATGTGAGTATGGGTGATGGTTACGGTACTCCTATTAGGTTGCATTTTGAAAACCCTGAAAGCATGGCTGAGGCTGGCTATGAAGATGGAATGGAATTACAGGCTCTTAGTATGGCGTTATCTGTAGAGAGAAAGGTAGGTGCTATGACTCTACCTTATCTAGCGGGTCAACGTCTAGGTATAGACATGAACCGTTCTCAGGCTACTATCATTATAGATGGTATTTTTACCGATGATGATTTGAGTAGAAGAGGTATATCTGCTAAAAGCGCATCAGCGGTCATAGACTTTGGTCTTAGTCAAACCGATTCAAGGGTTATTGGTTCAAGACCTACAGTTGACAACACTTTGTTTGGTGATTTAGCCACTGGTGATAGTAAGTTAGTCATAAAGTCTACAACCGCTCACACTATTTTATTTTACAAAAACTCAGGCTCAGTGGGCCACATAAGTGGGTTGAATATACGTGTACAAGATACGAGTAGTGGTACTTACATTACTCCTTCACAATTAGCAACTGCTGTAGCGACTGCATTAGCCACTATTGGTGGCACTCCTTTTACTACATCAATTGCTCAGTCTTATGCGACTGCTGCTGGAAACGCTAGATTAACTATCAATCAAAGTCAAACTGGCGCTATGCAAGCAGAAGGGTCAATCATTTTCAAGAATAATTCTAATTTCATGCTCTATCATGATTTGTTTAGAGGTGGTAGAAATGCTTCTAATGTTGGTGGCAAATCCGCTGGTGATAAAGTGCAAGACTTGTATGGTATACTGCAAAATACAGGCAGAGGAGGAGCCGGTTCATCATTCATGAGAGGATTTGTAGGTGGAATATCTGTTGCTGTAGCCGCATTAGCAACTGGGTTTAGTGGTGTACTTGATGGGGCGTTAGACTCAAGTGCAGATGCTTTTGGTGATTATCCAATAGGTCTTCAGATTCCATATAATTCAATGATTACAGCACCTGATGGGAAAAAATATGCTGCTAGAAACTTCTTAGTCCCCACTGGTCATATAGGTATAAACGATAAGATGTCACATACTAACGATAACGCAGCAGGTGTGAAGTTTAACGAGGATGATAAAACAACTGGAATTAAAGGAACTGTGCAAAAGTTCGATGTCACTTATTCTGCTGCTGAAGAGCACTATACTTATCAGATGGTCTTTGTACCGATAGACTTCCTAGGTTGAGGTGAGATAATGCCAATAATGTTAGAATCTAACCACGCCCTCTTCTTTGATGGAGTTAGTGATGGTGTCATTATACCACAGGGTGTTTTTAGCAAACTAGGAAGGGATAACTCAGCAGGTGAAAGAAGTGCTTCTGATATAATAAGTGAGTCTTCTCAAGGTGCTAGAGTAAACAGCGTAATTAGTGATGCTTTAGGTAGAGCGATAGCAATTGAAGCGTGGATTACTCCTGATTGCGGGGGCGTAGTAGTTGAAAAATCGTCTCAGTTTTGTTTGAAAGTTGGAGATGTTGACACACCGGGCCCAGCATCCTTTGAAGTTAATCTCCAAACTGATATAGGTCTTAGAAAAATAATCGTATCTACTGCTACTCAAATAAGTAACGGATATGATGGTACGGTATACCCTAGCACTACTTACAACGGGTTTGAAGATTCATACAATCGCTTCGTTACCGCCAAAGATGATGCTACTAATCTAAACTTGAATCATAGACCATTAATTCACGTAGTTGCTAGTGTTAACAAAGGACGTGTGACTCTCTATGTAAATGGTGAATTAATGGCTGAAGAAGTAGTAGGTAGGTGCTTCTTACCTGAATCAGATGACCACGTATATATCGGCGGCAAAGGCGGTCAATTCCGTGGTGTAATAGAGGGAGTACACATAAGTTCTGTATTTTCAAATGAGATGATAACTCGAAACGCTGCATTAGTCAATAATAATACTCTAGCGTTATTTAGATTTGAAGAACCTATAGAACCAATAGAGGGCATCTACGACATTTCATCTATCTCTTCTGCTAGTAATCTCTCAGCAATAAACATCAGCACTAGCGATGCTGCTTCATTAGCATCTAAGTTAACAGGTAAGAGT